TCTGTAATCGTTGGCATATCCCATTACTCGGCTGAACCAATGCAAGTAATTTATTATTGTCTTTTCTCCAAGTTGGATCGCCATCACCATAGCTAACTACTTGCCCCGTATATCTAGCTTCTTGGTAAATCAATTCATTAGGGCATACGATAACATTAGGCACGGTTATAATAGCACTACCACCACTCGGTATTGTTCCGCTTGATATTGGTGTGCCATTTTCATATTCTACTTCGTAGGATGCGGCTGCGCACGGAATAATTGGACATTCAAATGAATAATTGAACGGTACATTAGAAGGGACTGCCACTTGATCTACTCCGTTTATTTGATTCGTTATATCTGCAGATATGAATGATTGACCGCTTGCAATAACTTCAATAAAGGTATCGTTCGAATTTTTATAAGTTGCAGGAGGGCAGGTAGGTATTACAACTAGTCCGCTGTCAAAGTCGTAAGTAGGAAGCAAGGTGTATAAATCGCAAATACCGTGACGCTTCTTTACTTTTAAAGTAAATGAGGAAATCCATCCGAATGCTTTATCCAGTCCTTTTTGGTTTGCCGGTACGCAATTGATTTGCCCATTTATCTTGCTGAACTCTTGCCATCTATTCGAGTATCGCATTGTTTCCTCAAGGTCATTTAAGATTTGGCGAGTGTCAGACATTATGCGTGTTCGGTTCGGTTCGTTATCTGACACCCAATCCAGAACCATTATCTCGAAGTTGTAATTGATATACCAAACTTCGGAAGGCGCCGCCGTCACATTAACAACAAAGGCAGGGTAATTACGCTCGACCTCCATTTGCAACTGTAAGAACTTACCATACCCGAAGAAAGTTAGATTCATTCCGTGCGCATCCGACCAAGTTTTAAGCTCGGCTATAACTCGGTTTAATGTAAAGTCAGCATTTATCATTTCGTTTTCTTTTTTGCAGCCGTTACAGCCTGCCTAACCTTTTCAGCTGCTTGCTTTACTTTTGCTTTTGTTGTCTCGCTGGCCATATTAAAAAACTCCTAACGCATCAAAATAGTTGTTGTCATTTTTTGCGCTCGGACTCATTGTGGACCGCAATTCACTTGCAACGGGGTAATTCCTTAATTCGGGCACATCATTAGAATTATCACAAATCCAAGCCCTTAGTTTTTTTTCATACTGCTTTGCATCTTTGATGATCTCGCTTCTTAGGTCGTTGTTAGCATTTTGGTCATTGCTCTCGATATTCTCATCTCGATTGTGACCTGTCGTCTTATTAGTAATTTGGTAGGTAGTGTGCCAAGTTGCCTTATAATCACAGTAAGCTATCATTGTAGGTATGATATGATTCTCCAAAACATCTTTATACAGGCCTGTTACCGTACCTGCCTTAATAAGCTCAACTAACTTATTGTAAAGTATAGTGCCAATTATCGGCTCAATTCTATTGCGCTGAACAGCTTTAATTATCGGCTTGAGTTTCTTTTGGTCGGTGTTTACGTCGGTGAACCCGTACTCTCCCCAAACTTTAGGAGTTAAGAAATAAGTTATATCTAATGCTTCCATTTGGTTAATTGTTAAATGTAACTACTTGATACCATTCGTGACGGCAACCTGGTTCATTCTTTCCTGAATTTCGATTATGATACCATCCTCCACGATACGCGAATACATCATATCCCTCAACCCCGCTTATCATTGCAATATCTTCGCGCGTGTAAAGCCTGTTCAAATCAATCAACTCTGTGCAGAAAGGACGACTCTCGCCGCCCGAAACAAGTAGTGGAGCGTTCGGTCTAAGTCGGTACTCGTACATCACCTTTAAGCTCGTCACGTCATTAATAGCTATCTGCCTATTGCCCTCGGTGGTTACAACTCCATCCTTAGTAATTAATGCTTTCGCTATTAATTCAGCGTAGATATTTGCTAGTTCGTTCGCTGAAATATCCAAAGCTTTACGGATAGCGTTGAATCCTTGCTCATCTTTTATTAGCTCTAAAGCTCGCTGTGTGTTGTCGTTTAGCTCTTCGAAAGCTAATTTTTTAAAGCATTCGGAATCGCTTAAATCCGTACCTGCAAAGGATTCCAATACATTAAATTTATCTCGGCTTTGTCCACACTTTTTTAATCTTTCAAAAATGACATCTTTTTTTTTGTGTTCCAATTTTTCGCGCTCGATAATAAATGCGGGTTTCTCCTGCTCCTGTGGTAAATTCAATTGAACCTCTCCAAAAGAAACCGAACCTGTAATTCCTACAATATCATTCATTATCCAATTGACAACTGAAATAATTGCATCACGTCGAGCGGTGAAGTAGTTGGCTTGCATAATTGCGTAACCAATTTCCAACTCACTTGCATTGAATGAACCATCGGCTTTAACACCAAATAATGCTGGGACAACTACCTGATGGGCATGAATAATTGAATCCTCCGCCCCTTTCTTTGCGTTGACATATCGGTCCGCTAGGTTATTTCCTTGCAAACCTAATATTGTCGGCTTTTGATCTTGGCCATTGCCATAAATAACCATTGAACGTCCAGCTTGCAATGCGCCTGTGGTGCTGTCGGTTAAGTCTTGTTCTAAGTCTTTTTTGTCTTTTGGATCAGAAATCTTACCACCCGCCAAATAGATCATTGTGCCTAAGGAAAATCCGTTGTGTATCTCGGAATTATTGTAAATACCTATCTGAATAAGCGTATCTATCGCTGTGATCGCTCCCGCATACGGAGGGGAAGGATAGAAGCCAATATTTATCTTCTTTCCTGTTTGATCTAGCGACTGGCCACTATCTTCTGTGTGCATTACATAGCACTTATCTTGCTCTAGGTTCTTAGCGTCAAACGGCGATAACACTTCAACCGCAACCTTATCGTCGCTCCAATTGTCGGAGATACAAATATTACCTGTTGCATACGCCTGCTGGTTATCATTATATGCAACTTGGATGCGTGCCTTTTCAAATGAGATTGCTTCTAGCTTGCGATACATTTTTTTACCTACAACAGTAAAAAGTACACGAAAAATGAAAATATTCGCAACCTCGTAATCCATTGCCACATCTGAAACTAATCCCTCTAGGTTTTTGTCTCTGTGGTTTTGCTTTCTATTTTTGAAAAACTCCTCGTATCTTGCAGCTTCCGCACCCTCATAAATCAAACCGCCTGAAATAATAAAATGTCTTTTTGATTTCAATATTCCTGAATGAATTGGATTTGCTTCTTTTAGGTAGTTCAAGTAATAACCGTAGTCATTGCGCTTGCCCCACTCGATAATATTAAGCTTCCTGTTATCAACTTCAATTGGAACAGGAATGTTTGACTTTTTAGTTGTCAAAAATTGAACCTGCGTGCCTATCGGCTTATCCGTTGTATTCGTAATCCTGCGAGGCTGTCGGTTCATATGAGTCGTTTAAATCAAAGTTAGTAATTATTCGCATATCTCCGAAAGTTAAGCGAGGCATATTTTCAAAATCAGTCTGTCCGGACGTTGTTGATTGATACAAGAACCATTCGTAATCTCCCGAAGTCAAACCTAAATTATTCGGTAAATCCAAAAGGAATTGGCTAAATCTGCGGTTGTCAGGAATCTGATCGGTGAGCTCAATAAGGTTCTCGACCTGAGTCATTTTGTTTTTAAATCTCCAAAGATAAATTGGATCCGTAATAGTCACCGAATCAGCACATACCACATCAAGCTTGTTGATTGTATTAAGATTCAACCTTAACATCTTTTACCGATTTTACAGGTTTAATTTTCTTAACAGCTGGCTTATTCAATAGATCAATCCTCCCGCATTTCTTGATAATGGACAAATGCTTTTCTGTGATCTTTGTCCATCCTAATTTAGGCAAAAAGACAATTGAACCTATAAATTCTTTCTTTACGCTTTCCATATTTTTTGAATAAAAAAAGGGGAAGGAATTACCCAACCCCTTTTGGTTTTTAAATGTGATTATTTTGGCTACGAAGTTGGAACCAATAAAGCAAGAACCAATGCTTCGTCAATATTCAACGCTCTTGTCAATTCTTTACCTTCGAAGTTTAAAGTGTGTCCTCTTAAATCCTCATAGTTTTGACCAGTTGAAGATTCCGAAGTGGTAGTTGTCATTCCGTTCAAGAATCCAAACGCTTTCCACTTAGCGTCATTGCCTGATGGCGTTGAGTATTTGACAAAGAAAACTAAGCCAGTTGACTTTGCACTATTCTCATCAAGAGCCGCAACAATGTCGCTGTCAACTTTAAAGATGACAAGTCCTGTATGAGTTCTAAACACCGAATTGTTTGCTCGGTTGCCCGTTCCATTATCGGAAAACATTGCGCTTTCCATGTCAGGTGTCCATTGGTACGATTCAAAGGTATCCGTCATTTCAACTGCTGTAATTTCACGACCTGTGATAACTACCGAAGCTTTGTTTATCTTACATAATTCCGCAACAACAACACTCTCAACCCCTCCGTTTTCACGCTCGCAAGCTTTTGTATAATCCGTTAAAGTTATCATAATTTTTTTTATATTTTAGAGTGAATAAATAGGAGGTGAATTGCTCACCTCCCTTTAACTATGATGCCGTTAATTCTAATCTCGTAAACGTTTCAGGAAACACATAAGCGATACCCGTTCTCCATTTGACAGAGAATCTTAACAGTTCGTCAAACTCGCTGTATTTCCATTGGAAACCTGAGATGTCGTCTGTCAAATCGGTTCCATAGAACATATATCCATGAGGTGCGCCAAACATTGATTCCGTACCATCCAATTGAACTATTGAACGAAATGTGATATTTGTAGTTGGTAGGATGAATGTAATTGATCCATCCGCTTCTGTTACAGGAATAAAGGCATTGTAATCCTTAGTTGCGTAGATGTTGTTGATGATCTTCTGCGCTGTCTCGTAGCCAACCAATACCTCAAGCTTAATTGTTTCCTTGTGACGTTTGACTTTTGTAGGTATAGCCGCAACAAATGCCTGTGCAATTGCGAACGCATTGGAATCAGTGATAGATGTTTCAGTTGACGTGTAAACCTCAAGGTCTGCGTCGTTCTCCCAGCGTTTCTTGAACCCGTCATAGTAAACCAAGTTACCGTCCAAAGAGGTCGTATCACCATTGATGATAAGGTTCTCGTCAAGCTCTTGCGCTCTTTGTTGGTAATAAACCAATAAGGCAGCTGCAAAAGTTGGAGGCGTTTCATCTTGAACGTTTGCACCGATAGCGTTCATCATCTGCGCCCAAGTACCGTTAAGATTCTCATTGCAATACTCTTCTTGGATTTTAACGCGAACCGTTGTGATTATTTCGTCTGTCAGAATCATTCCGCCTTCCGCTGTCCATCCGCAAGACGCTGCACTTTGCAAAGAAGGCGTTGAACTAATTAATTTAATTGGTTCGCTGCCTTTCACATTTGGCATGATATTAATTCTTGATTTGATGTTACCCTCGTTTACAAAGTCGGTTAGGACGTTTTGCGATTCGTCGTTAACGAATGCTTCTAAATCGTCAACATCATAATCGAATGTTTGTTTGCCGAATACCGCCTTGAAAACGCCTTTCGCAAATTTGAATTGTCCGAATTTAAATTTCATTTTTGTATCTTTAAATATTAATTACTTACCTCTTAGAGATGCATAGCCGCCATCTCCTTTTGCGGGTGTTGTTTTTGCTGGCTTCTTTTCAGCTAATTTCTCCAATGCTTCGGTCAAATCATCAATAGCCGAAGCCATTGTTCTCATGTCTCGCTCTTGATTTGAGAACTTTTCCTCATAGTGCGCCTTCATTGCTACCATTGCTTGCTCCATCTCTTCTGTGTCGTCTGCTGTCACCTCTTCCATTGCTGAAAGAATACCGTTCTCATCAACACTTAGAATCCACATCACCCCATCAACATCAACTGTCATATCTCCCTCAGGAGCTAATACTGGATCGCCTTCTGCTGGAATTACAAATACAGATGTCTCGCCAACTGTCAAGTCACCATCCCATTGGATTGTGTCACCATCCGAATTTACCGCTTCGGCGTACTTTTTTTTCTTGTCATAGGTTGCGAGAACAACCGCAGCACCAAAGAGTCTAGCCATCAAGCCTACTTTCTTATTCATGTTATTTATTTTTGGTTTATTATTTACAAATTTAACGGGTAGCTCTTTGAACCATCCCTCAAGCGAAAACCCTGTACCGTTATTTTTAACGAACTCCCAAGATTTTTTGCCCTCAATCCAATATGAGAATATTAAACTACCTGGTTGCAAGTTTTGCCCTGCGAACGCTTCGGGAATATTTTTCTTATTATCCCAAACGAAATAAGATTCTAGCAAATACGCATCCTTCACCTTTTGGTTTTGGTCGTGCATAAGGTTCACGTTGTTGTGGTAACCTTTCTTAGCGAACATCTTCATAATCTCGAAAACATCCGCCTTTGTCAGGTACACATTGTATTCGTAGCCGTCGGGATCTCTTCGATAAATCATTAAGTCGGTTGCGATTGCTACACCTGTGACAACTTGCTTTTCACCGTCGAATACTTGTTTGACCTGAACAGCTTTGGGCGCCTTAGCCATTGTGGCCCATTTCTTACCGTGCGCAGGAGTATCGACAAGCCCCATAAAGTCCATGCCTTCGGTCTCGTGGTCAATTATCAATCTGTAAACGGGTAGTCTCATACATAGGTAAGAGAAATTAAATAAAGATTTGTCAGTTTTTTGTTGTGGTATTTGTATTATTATTATTATATTTGTGGCTCAAGTGACGTGGAAATCACAAAAATTTATTTACAACACTCCATTGAAGAATGCCTTTCCACGTGGCTACTTTGATGGGGTGTTTTTTAAATAAAAAACATGGCCAAAGAATTACCATATTTTAAATTCGAACCTAACCAATGGGAGAATGGCAATATTCAGATTTGCAGTAGAGAGCTTAAAGGGTTATTTATTGATCTGTGCGCTATGTATTGGTCAAGGTTCGGAAGCGTGCCATTTAAGTTAGCCGTTCAAAAATTATGCGCTGGCAATGCGACCGCATTAAATTCGCTTTGCGAAGAAAATATAATCGCACTAATTGACGGTGAAATATTTATTGAATTTCTTGACGAACAGCTAAATGAATTTGAGAATACAAGTAAACAAAACTCAAAAAACGCCAGAGAAGGTTGGGAAAAACGCAGGCAGGCAAAGGTTTCAAGCGGTCGCAATGCGATCGCATCAAATCCGCAATGCGAAAGTGATGCCATAAGAGAAGAGAAGAGAAGAGAAGAGAAGATAAGAGAAGATAAGATAAAAGAAAAAAAAGAGAGATTTAAAAATCCAAAAATTGAAGAAATCGAATCTTATGCTTTAGAAATGGATTATAAAAATTTTGATTCAGACGTTTTTTTCAACTTTTACGAATCTAAGGGTTGGATGGTAGGCAAATCAAAAATGAAGAATTGGAAATCAGCCATGGCGGGATGGCACTCAAGAAATAAGAACCAAACAAATACAGCAAATGGAGCATATAAAAAAACAACTACACTCGGCACTCACAGAATTGGAAAAGATTTCAGCGAACCGATCTAAAAAAGAACCAATGAACAAAGAAAACGAGCAACAAATTATTGAGTACATCACTAGGAGGGGGGAAGAAATAACACCCGCATTTTTTATCGCTCAAGATCAAAGAGAATTCTATTTAAATGCTTTCGCTTATTTCCGAGGTGAAGAAAGGGGGTTTGATATTCGAAAAGGGCTCTTAATTACAGGCACAGTTGGCACAGGAAAAACAACTGCCATGCAGATACTTAGATTGATGGGAAAACCATTTAAAATAGTCTCAACTCGTGAAGTAATTAGGGATTACATGATCAATCCTAACCCTGCTAAAACTCTTGACACGTACGGGAGAAAGAGCTATAAATCTTTAAATTCAATTGGCGAAGGATCAATAGATTTAAGCAGGCCTATTCATTTATGTTTTGATGATATTGGCAACGAAAATGTTAACGTGAAGAATTTTGGAAATGATCAAAATATTATGGAGGAAATTTTAACAGACCGATACAACGAATGGAAAAAAACAGGCATGAAAACTTACGGCACATCAAATCTAACCGCTGCCCAAATTGAAGACGCTTACGGTTTGCGAGTGCGCGACCGAATTAAAGAGATGATGAATTTCGTAACATTAACAGGGGAATCAAAAAGGAAATAAACATGATAAACGCAAAAAAAATAGCTCATTTAACCTCGCTAGGTTGGTTAGTAGGCTACAACATACAATCGTTCGAATACGTCGCCAAGCGTGGACCATTTACTTTGATTGAAAAGAATTTCAATACGATATATCTAAACTGTTTGAGAGCATGAGTGACATTAATTTCATAAAAACAAACTTTAAACCGAAGTACGAAAAATTGTTGACAGGTACAGAATACAACAATTGCTTTTCGGAGGTAGACGGGTGGCTTTTCTACAACTCATTCGAGGAGGTTGGAGCCTTAGAAATATCTAAAGAGGTAAGACAAAAGGAATGGGATTATGTTCGAGTGAATCGTGAATGGTGGACAAATACAAATCGACTACCTAACCGGCAAGACGTAATAAACCACACCAAGGCGAATTTATTCAAGAATTGGATTATTGGACATTCTGAAATTGGTTCGACGTGTAAGGATATATTTAGTGTAGTTAGTGAATAGTAACATTTTGGTATTATCTTCGCTTAAACGATAATCTAAATCGATTTAGATTATCGTTTATATTGTGTTTATAAAACACTCAAATCATTAATTAAAGCAAGTTGACCTTGAACTTTATTAATTTCAACCTGTGAAATAATAATTGGAGGAGGATTAATTAAACCATCTGTTAACGTTGTCGAATCGTTCTGACCATTTCGGTTGTTAGACCCATCATCACCGCTCCCACTTCCGCCACCCGTATCAAAAGACGGCATACTAAAAGAAGGTGGACTTATTGAACTTGCCGAGCCTTGAAATTTCCTTGATGCAACTAAAGCGCCTTGAGCTATTCCAATTCCCGAAGCCACAGCAATAGCTGCGATTCCTGCTGGGCTTGGAGGTGGACCAAATTGCGCAATACCTTTGACAATTGCCGAAGCTGTATTAATTCCAATTTCAATAAGTGCAATTGCTTTGTTGCGGTCAAATTGACGCTTAGCGATCTTGTCCTGTTGCTCGGCTGCTTGCTTCTTGATATTGTACTCAGCCATTGCTGACTGATATTCTATTTCAGCCTTGCGTTTTGCACTCAACCCTTCAACGTTTAATTGCTTTTGCTTGCTTCGCTCTAGGTCGCTTAGCTCTTGGTCTGCATCTGATTGTATTCTTTCCTTTCGTCTATCTCCGAACGCATTCATTACGTCGTTTATTTCGGATAGCTTTTCTAGTGCTTGCGCTCCTTTATCTAAAGCTGAATTGAGGCCATCTATCTTCTCGTCGAACCTCGCTTGTTCCGCTTCATCATCACTTGCATTTGCTTCGGCTTGAATGTCGGCAAGTTGTTGGTTGAACTGCTCGGTTAATCGACGTTTCATCTGTTCATTTCCTTTGAACAATTCCATTTCCTGCTTAAATTGGCTGCGCAAATCATCCATCTTTATTTGGAAAACATCTAGCCTTTGTTGTCGTTCCCACTCCTCGAGGTCTTGCGCGACTTTCTGACGGTCATTGAATAGTTGGTCGGCTTGTTTGTCGGCTAGTTTTTTAGATTCATCGATTCGATTACCCTCTTCGTCGATCAATTCCTTATTGTCTTCAACTACATCAACCCTATTTTGTTCTCTTACCGTTCGCTTAAATGCAAGTATTTTCGATTCGGATGAAAATACTTTATTCTCGAGTTCCTGAATAATTGCGTTTTGTTGCCCTTGCAACTTCTCTAAATCAATACCTTGAGCCTTCATTGATGCGATAAATTCCTCACGACTTTGGCCACTTTCCGCCCTCCTCTTTTCGTAATAAGCTTCGTACGCCTTACTTGAATCTACTATGAATTGTATTTGTGCTTTAAGTTCATCCTGTAAGTCTTGCAGCTTTTGCAGCTTAAGGTCATTTGAACTTTGCCCAAGTGCTTCGAGGCGTTCAATCTCTAAATCAAATTGACCTTGCCGTTCGTTGTGCGCTTCCTGCTCGGCTTTACGCTTATCTTTCAGTCCTTTAAGTTCGGCTGTTAATTGTTTGCCCCATTCATTGTGCTGCGCTTGTCTGGCTTCGGCCGCTAGTCGATCGCTTTTCATCATATCGGCTGCACCTTTCTCAACTGTACCGAAGAAGAACTGATAAGCTTCAATAGCTAACATTATGGGAGCGGCTAAAACGTAAGCCATTGCCTTTCCAACTATTCCTAATTCATTATACCACTCGATTAAACGTGTAACGTGTTCGCCCAAATTCCCAAACCAATCCACCACCTCGGCAACTACAACCTTAACCTTGTCAAAGTTTGCAATAAGAAGGCCAACGCCCACAACGAGTGCACCAATACCCGTTGAAATTAAAGCAATTCGCAGAACCTTGAGCAATCCTGTTGAACTACCCACGACAACATTATAAGCCGCTGTTGCTGCTGCTAGTCCAGTGGTCGATATTGTTTCGGCTGTTGATGCTAGTATTCCCTTTCGGCTTAATGCAATTGATAGCTCCTTTGTTCCGGACAGAACCGCTTGAGCCGCTTGTAATTTTACGAATGTCTCTTGTAGTTTTTCATTTTCAACACCCGCCAAAGCTGCCACACCTTGATAAGCTGCGTATCCTGCTGTTACTGCTGTACCTAGTTGGAGTGCTGCGTTTAGATTTCGTCCACCTTCCGCAAGTTGGGCAACCTGTTGATTTATGCCATCCATTTGCCGCTCCATCTCGGCTGCCATCCTTAAGGCTTCTTGCCCTAACGGAGTAGTAACACCCGCAGCAATTGCAATATTCTTATAATTGTCGGCAGCGACGCCTAAATCCTGAATAGAAAGTACATTCTTTTCAATGGAATTATTCAGTTTATCAAATGAAGCCTGTGCAACCTCTTGACTTGTCTCTTTGGATAAGTTCCGAAGTTCGTCCTCCATCTGGACAAGTTGCTGATTAATGGTGAGCAAAGACTCTTCGACTACTTGTGCCCCTGTCTCAACGCCCGTGGCATCTAAATTTAACGATACGGTTATTACTCTTTCTGCCATAGCTTATTTTATAATGAAAAATTGAGTACCGTCAAATCTAATTCGAACGGTGTCATATTGATTGTTAAATTGGACTGACGCGGCACCGTTAATGGTTGCGCCAGTTGAACCTCCTGCGGATATTCGCATTGCAGGACCTCCCGCATTTATTTTGATAAATTCACCTACCCATCCAATTGGAAGCTGTGATGGGTTCAATGTTGTGATTACCGTACTCATAGCTGAGGCGGTATCAACCCTGTAAAGTGTTTGCTGCGGCAAAGCTACTTGACTAGTAATAGCCACGCCACCAACTCCTGAGGTGCTAGGCGTAAATATCAAAGGTGGCAAAGATTGAAAGTTCTTTTTTGAATTAGCCGTGACCAACCTAATGAGTTCGCACTTTACTAGGTTGTTGGTATTCGCAATGCAGTCTTTAACTAGGTTTTTACGATAAACAACCCCGTCGATATTGCAAAGTCTGCGCATGAAATTTTTATAAAAATCCCTCTCATCTAACCTAAACCAAGCATTCACAACCTTACCATCTCGCCCCGTCATTTCACGAACAAATGTATCATAGTTACGGTTGTAAAGGTTATCATCTGTATAAGTAGTTGCCGAATAAAAGACCAATTCAGGTCTTCCAAAATTCAAATCAAATGTTGCCGTTGTTAAGTTGTCCAAGTGATGTGCCTGCGGGTAACTTGTGTACGCCGTAATTGCTAAAGTGTTCGAGTTTTGCAAACCCCATTCATCCGAAGATATCACTCCGTTGTTAAAATAGATTCTCGGCTTTCCTTTGTGAGGGCTTGCCACTAAAGTAGATTCGTTTATCTTTACGATTCTTGGAATGATAATATCAAATCCTTGAATCTGAACAGGGCAACTTTGTGCTATCTTGGTCTGCCAAATCTTTTCCCCTTTTTTAAATGTACTTGGTACGTTATAGGAATAATCACCGTAGTCATGACCGTAAAGATCGAAATACCTTTTTTTGTAATAGTCTCTATCTTCAGCGAATCGGAATCGGTAAGTCTTGCCTTCTATATTTGATGTGGATTCAATTTCAATATCTTGATCCCTTGCAAGTTTATCAGTCCAATTGTCAGTTTCATCCGATTGGAAGAAATACGAGTTCATGGGCTCAATGACAACATTCCCGTCGGCATCAGGATCTGAAAAGTATAGATTGAACATTGCTATAAAATCATTGACAAAATCTGACACTTTCATTTCAGGTAAGAACCTTGCAACCTCGACCGTATCTCCGTCAACAATGACCGCATCCGTTGCTGTTAAATCGAAGTTCAGAGTGTTGTTGAAGTCAAGCGATAAATTGAATACAGTTGGGTCACCTGTTAATGCCACCGTTTCATTTGTAATAAGTTGAACGTCGCCACGAATAATCGAACCCGTATTGGTATAAATAGCCTGCTCTATTGTAAATGGTACATTTGTAGTTCCCGCCGTTGGTGTTGATATGTCATAAATTGTTGTAGATAACACCGCACCATCAAGAAAGATTCGAACCTGCACGCGAATGTTAAATGATCTACCTGCTGCAGGATTTGGAG